CGTCGTCATGTGGCCGTTTCTTCGATCTTGTGACCGGCGACGGGCTGCGTCATCTCGGCCAGGACGAGCTCGACGTCGCGATCGCCGCTGCGGCGCGCAGGGCGACGGGTGACGCTTGGCGCTGGGCCCGGCAGTCAACCGACGTCGACATATCGCCGCTGTGCGCCGTGTCGATGGCCGCTTGGGCGGTTGACGCCTTGCCAACGGTTGTCGTCCCGTCGCAGTCGACCCCGTTTGTGTTGGTCGGCTGATGCGTCCGTGGTGGCTGGTGGTTTGGGCGGCGTTGATGCTGCCGGTCGGGTGCGGCTGTCTGTTCGGTGTGGCCGGTGTGGGTGTCGCTGCGTTGGTCGAGGCGGCGTTGTCTGCCGGCTGGGCGTGGCTGTTGGTCTCGAGGAGTGTCGATGGGTCTGCGTGACGGTCTGGTCCGGCTTGCCGGCGTTGACGTGCAGGAGCGTGCGTTCCCGCCGGGCTGGCTGGCGAATCAGTTGCAGATGATGCGCTATCAGGGCGCGACCTATTTGCCGACGACGACGTGGGGACCGGACGAGTCTCCGTTGCTGTCCGGCGAACGTGCGGCGCTCACGTCGAACGGGGTGGTGTACGGCATCTTCCGTACTCGCGCCGATCTGTTCGCCCAGGGCCGGTTCGTTTGGAGGCGGTTCGGGTCGAGCTCGAGGCCGATGTCGGCGGACATCTTCACCGACGCCGGGTTGGCGGTGCTCGATCATCCGGCGGCGATCTTGGAGCGTTGCGAACTCGACGTGGCGTGTACCGGCGCCAGCTATTGGGTGCTCGACGGCGGCGAGTTGCGCAACTTGCCGGCCGAGTTCTGCACGATCGTGTCGGGGTCGGATCGTTACCCTGCCGACCCGCAGCTGGCGTGGGATGCACGCAAGGTCGGGCTCATCTATCAGCCGCCGGGTGGCGAGCCGGAGGTGTGGCCGTGGGCCGAGGTCGGCGCATACATCCCCGAGGCTGACCCGTCGGCTCGGTGGCGTGGCATTTCGTGGTTGCGTCCTGCGATGGAGGACGTGGCCGGCGACAACGGTGCACGCCGCTTCTTGACCCGGTTCTTCGACAACTCGGCGACCCCGAACTCGGTTGTGGTGTTCCCGCCGGACATGATGCGCGAAACGGTCGAAGCTTTCCGGGACGTGTTCCTGCAGAAGCACCAGGGCGTCGAGCAGTCGTTCCGCACGGCGTTCTTGGGTGGCGGCGCCGACCTGAAAGTGATCGGCTCGACGATCAAGGATCTCGACACCGAGTCGGTGCGCACGCAGGTCCACAAGGACATTGCTGCTGCGGCCGGTGTCCCGGTTGTCGCCGCCGGGATCGAGCAAGGCACCTACGCCAACAGCAAAGAGGCGAACCGTGCGCTCGCCGACCGCAAGATCCGTTACCTGTGGTCTCGGGCGGTGGATGCGTTCCGGCCGTTGGTGACGGCACCGTCGAACGGCGAGCTGTGGGTCGACGTGTCTGGCGTGTCTGCGTTGCAGGCCGATGCGCTTGACGATGCGTCGGTAATGACGCAGCAGGCGCAAACGATGCGCACCCTGGTCGATGGTGGATTTGTTCCATCCAGCGTCATCACAGCCGTGACGACTGGAGATATGTCAAAGCTGGTGCACACGGGCCAGCTTTCTGTGCAGCTTCAGACTCCTGGCACTGGAGGAAATGTCAATGGCTGACCGCACGCACGACCGTATGGTCGGCACGGATGACGGGTGGGAGGTTCGGGCCGCCCCCGACGGCGATGGTTTGACGATCGCTGGTTACGTCGCCAAGTTCAACGAGCGCACACAGATCAGCGATTTCCTCGGCGACTACGTCGAGCAGATCAAGCCGGGTGCGTTCACGCGCACGCTCGCCGAGCGTGGCGCGTCGAAAGTCAAGATGCAGTTCAACCACGGTCACGACGCCACGTTCGGGATGCTGCCGATCGGGGTGTGGACATCGCTGCGCGAGGACCGTAAAGGGCTGTGGGCGGAAGGTCGGATTCACGACAACTGGCACACGTTGCCGATCCGTGCGGCGATCGAGTCCGGTGCGCTCGACGGGATGTCGTTCCGGTTCAAGACGATCGCCGAGGAGTGGCGGGCAGCGAAGGACGACCAGTCCCTGGACGAGCGGCTGTTGACCGAGGTGGCGTTGTTCGAAGCCGGGCCGGTCGTCAACCCGGCATACGAGGGCACCACGGTCGGGGTGCGCATGGCGGCACTCGACATGCTCCGCGGCCTGGACCGGTCGCACAACGACCCTCCGCCCTCGTTGTGCACTACGCTGGTGGACGATCAGCCCGTCGCCCCGGTTGGCGACAGCGGACCCGAAAGGGCCGAGGCCGATGCCCCGGATGGCATCACCCGGCGAGAGATGCGCCAGCAGGCGCTGACCCGTTTAGGAGCGATGCAATGACCCGTATCGAGGCGCTTGCCGCCGCCATCAACGACAAGGCCGAACGGGCGAACGCCCTGCGGCTGATCCTGTCCGACTACGCGACCCGTGACGGCGAGCCGTCCGCCGAGGAGCGTGCCCAGTTCGCCGCCGATCTCGCTGAGTTCGACGCCGCCGGCCCGGAGCTCGACGCCATGCGTTCCGAGCTCGCCCAGCTCGAGGCGGTCGTGTCCGCCCCGGAGCAGGCCCGTGAGGTGGTGCAGTCCCCGACGATCATGGTGCGCAAGGCGAACCCGATCGCCGACGAGACCGTGCAGTACGGGCCGGTCGATCAGGTGCGTGGCGCTGCTCGCACCGCGATCGAGCATCTGCCGGTCACCGAGGATCACGTGCGGGCCCGCCTGTACGAGACCTTGGAGCGGGCTGATGATGCCGGCGGTCGTCTGGCCCGGCACATGATCGCTGCGAGCCGTCCGGCCTATCGCAGCGCTTTCGGAAAGCTGATCTCCGGTCAGAGCTTCGCGCTGACCCCCGAGGAGGCCCGGTCGGTGGAGCATGTGCGTGCCGCATCGCTGACCGACTCGGCCGGTGGGTACGCGGTGCCGACGGTGCTGGACAGCACCCTGCTGGTCACCGGGGCGCACGATGGTGTGCTCGGCAACCCGATCCGTCAGCTCGCGAACGTGGTGCAGACCACCAGCGACAACTACAACGTGAACTCGACGGCCGGGATCACCGCCGCCTGGGCGGCCGAAGCGGCCGAGTCGAGCGACAACGCCCCGACGATCGCGCAGACCACGATCACCCCGATCCGTGCGCAGGCGTTCGTGCCGTTCAGCATGGAGATCCAGCAGGACTGGGCCGGCATGGAAGCCGAGATGCGCCGGCTGTTCATGTTCGCCCGCGACGACCTCGAGCTGTCCGGGTTCACGACCGGCAACGGCAGCAACCAGCCGCTCGGTGTGGTGTACGACTTGTATACGAACTACAGCGGCCAGGTGGTTGCCAGCGCCACCACCGACACGTTCGCCAAGGCGGACCTCACGGCGCTGATCCAGAAGCCGGCCGCCCGCTACCGGGCGAACGGTGCGTTCGTGGCGAACGAGCTCACCTATGACGCTGTCCGGGCGTTCACGAACACCGGCGGCGCCACCATCTGGACCCAGCTCGATGCTGCCCGTCCGGCCACGATCTACGGCCGTCCGGCGTACTCCAACGCCGCTGTGGACGGTGTGGTCAACGCCACCGCCGACAACTACATCATGGTGTTCGGCGACTTCAACGCCGGTTACACGATCGTCGACCGGATCGGCATGACCGTCGAGCTGGTGCCGCACCTGTTCGGCAGCAACCGCCGGCCGACCGGCCAGCGTGGCCTGTACGCCATGTGGCGCACCGGCGGCCGTGTCGTCGACTCCGGTGCGTTGGCGCTGCTCAACGTCACCTGACAGATCCCCGACTCCTGGGCGGTGTCGGGTCGAGTTGGGCCAGGGGTGTGGCTGTTGCGCCCCTGGCCCGACGCAACAGGGAGGCATGGAACGTGGGGATGTGGGTCGCAGTCAAAGCAGTGGACACCCGGTATGGGACGGTGGCCGCCGGCCGGATCGTCGCCGACGGCGACCCGCTCCTCGATGGCGCACCCGACGGTGCGTTCGCACGTGTGCAGGATGACGATCAGCCGGTCGAGGAAGCGGTCGCCGACAAGCCTCGCCGGTCGATCAGGCGCAAGGCCTGACGGTGGGTTACGCCACCCTCGCCGAACTGCGGTCGCATCTCGCGATTGACGACACGGTCGACGACAGTTCTCTGTCGTTCGCCCTGTCGGTCGCACAGCAGAAGGTCAACGACCATTGCGGGCGCACCTTCGTGGCGGCGGCGGTGGCGACGGTGCGCACGTTGCGGGCCGGTGGCTGGCAGCGCCTGATCCTCGACCCCGGCTGGGATATCCAGTCGACGAGCGGGCTGGTCGTCAAGACCGACGACAACGACGACGGCACGTTCGAGACGACATGGACGATCGGCACCGACTTCGAGCTCGCCGGGTCGGGTGTGGGTTACAACGGTGCGACCGGCTGGCCGTCGACGGAGCTTGTCGCCGTCGGGGCGAAGATGTGGCCGGCCTACTGCGTGCGCAGGGCGGTGCAGATCACTGCGCTGTGGGGTTGGTCGGCGGTGCCGGACCCGGTGAAGCAGGCGACGCTGATCATCGCCAGTGAGCAATGGAAACTGAAAGACGCACCGTTCGGGGTTGCCGGGTTCGGCGAGTTCGGCCCGATCCGTGTGCGTGACAATCCGATGGCCGCATCGCTGCTGGCCCGCTACCGGCATCCGGTGACGTCGGCGGTGATCGCATGAGACTGGCCGACATTCGTGAGGCTGTCGCCGAACGTGTCGCCACCGTCCCCGGTGTGCGTGCCGTGGCGCACGCACCGGACCAGATCCCTGCGGGTGCTGCGTCGGTGGTGATCCTCACGCCAGGCACCCCGTACGTCGATTACCACGAGGCGTTCGCCGGCGGGTTGGCGGTCGTGAACCTGACCCTGTCGCCGTGGGTGCAGCTGACCGAACCCAGGGCTGCGATGGCACGGCTCGACGAGCTGCTGTCGTCCGGGGTCGGTGCGTCGTCGTCGCTGATCGACACGCTGATGGGATCAGACCGGACGCTCGGCGGGGTGTGCGCCGACCTGGTCGTCGATGACGCATCCAACGTGCGAGGCGAACAGTCCGTGGACGGTGCCCGCTATTTGAGCTGCGACCTGAGCCTGCGGGTTCTGGTCAGGAGGACCTGACATGGCACATTTCGCGCTGGTCGACGTCGACCTGTACGCCGGCACCTCGAGCACTGCGCTCGATCTGGCGTGCTTCGCGAACAGCATCAGCGTCACCACCGACGTGTCGATGGTGATGTCGACCACGTTCTGTTCGGGTGGTTGGGAGGAGCAGATCGCCGGCCTGCGGTCGACGTCGTGGACGGCGTCCGGCCCGACCGACATGGCGACCGCCACAGCGTCGCAAACGTCTGCGGTCGACGAGGTGCTCGCTGTCGGGCTGGGCGGCGACTATGTGCTGGCCGCGGTGCCGATGGGTGGCACGGTCGGCAACGTCGCCTACGTCACCCGCGGCACGCTGAGCAGCCGCACCGTGTTGGATGGTGCGGTCGGTGACCTGGCGACGCACAGCGTCACGTTCGCCGGCAACCAGCCGATGATCCGTGGCGTGCTGGACACGGTGTCGACGATCACCAGCTCGGGCAACAGCACCGGCACGCTGCTTGGTGCGGTGTCCGCCAGCCAGCGGGTGTGGGCTGCGTGTCATTTCCTGACGGCCGGCGGCACCAGCCCGTCGATCACCGTGAAGATCCAGTCGGACGACAACAGCGGGTTCACGTCGCCGACGGACCGGATCACGTTCAGCGCCCAAACCACGAAGGGTGCGCAGTTCAGCTCGGCGACGGGTGCGATCACCGACACCTACTGGCGTGCACTGTGGACGGTGTCCGGCACGTCACCCTCGTTCCAAACCCGTGTAGTAATCGGCGTTCAATAGGAGTTCAAATGGCTGTATTCGCGATGACCGATTGCTACATCGGTTTCGGCACGTCGACCGCGACGGACCGTTCGACGCTGGTCAAGTCCGTGACGTTGACGGTTGACGCAGCGACGCTCGACACCACCGATTTCGGTGACTCCGGGTGGACCACGAACATTTCCGGCATGAAGTCCGGCAGCCTGGCCATGACCTTCAACCAGGACATGGCAGCCAGCGCGATCGACTCGATCATGTGGCCGCTGCTCGGCACCGTCTGCGTGTTCGAGGTTCGGGCCACGAACAGTGCCGTCGGTGCCAGCAACCCGAAGTACACCGGGTCGTTCGTGGTCAACGGGTGGACCCCGCTCGACGGGTCGGTCGGCGACCTGGCCGCCGTGTCGGTCACCTTCCCGCTCACGGGCGCTGTCACTCGCGCCACCAGCTGAGCGACGGCCAATGGCCGCAGCGGGCAAAAAGTTCATCAAGATCGAGGGGGCAAAGGAGCTGCGCAAAGCCCTCAAGCAACTCGAAGACAAGACTGCCCGGAACCAACTCGGCCAAGAGTTCAAAGCAGAGTTTGCTCAAGCGGTGGCCGGCGTTGTGTCGGATGCCAAGTCTGGCGCCCCTCATCGCACCGGCGCGTTGAGCAATTCGATCCGTGGGCAAGGCTCGTTGAAGG